CGTATTTTCTGTAAGCAAACCGACCTTTGCTTCTTCTAATTTGCTTGCATCCGTAGCAACTATTCCGTACTCCCCCAAGTATTGAATAATTGTTTGCGGATTGAACACCTTAATATATTCATCGCTCACCGCTGCAATTAAGTCATCTCCATATACTGCGATGTAAGTGTGATTGAAGAATTCACTCCACAACTCGGAGCGACGTGTATACGCATGGTCCTTTGCCAATTTTTTCCAAGCCAAACCCAAATATAGCAAATTGACAATTGAGTTAATTATAGCAGTGACTGCCGCTCCAGAGGGACTACCACTCATTTGCTGGTAAATAGTTCCTTGGGCTATGTGCAAGCTATTTATCACTTCTTCACCCATAGTTTCCAACTCGACAGGATCAATATCTGCAACATTTGCCATTGTCCACCGCGCCATGATGCGGAAAGCTGCCTCTCCCAATACGGCGTGGAATCCAGGACCAAAGTTACTATAGTCCAAAGAAAAGACATTCGTTGCAGTGACACTATGGAGTTTATGAGCAAGTTTACTCCACTCTGGCCCAAGTGGATTAAGACCAACAGCTATTCGATTGACTAAACGATTATTCATTGTTGCAGCACAAAAATGAAGTAAATTTTTGTCTCATTGCTATTGTGAAATCTACTGGACTCGCGCAAAAAACTCGTGTTGGATTTTGGCTTGCAATTTTCTTGAATTTGCGTCTCTCATCCTTTAGAGTATCGCAGAAAATAGTGTGAGGGACAATGCCTTTTTTGCGCAACGCCTCTTTCCGCATAATCTCTACTTCGAGTTCAGGATCGAGTTTACAATCAACAATTTGCAAATTTTTATCGACTATTGGTTGAATCCATGCAAGTTTGTTAGTTTCACCTTTCTTTTTAACCCATGGATATCCAGCACTGGTTGTTAATTTCATAGCGTCGTAAAATGCCATACCAGGAATTCCTACAACAGCTTCAATAGGTGTTAATCGTTGTGGTCCTGCTATAACAGGGCGCATGGGAGCAAACAATTGATCGTAGATGACTTGTTCAACTTCCAAGACATCATGAGTTGGAAAATCGACCAAAGGAACTCCATGTTTTTTGACACCGTGATACAAAGGAGTTTGCGGATATTTCCAGCGTTCGTCTCCGGCATCTAAGATTGCTGGTTCGGTCGTACTTGTAAAACCATGATTGTTCCGGAGAGGTGTCGCCTCTATCTTTGTTTTCTTTTGCATAAAGGGACGTTCTTTTTGTGCAACTGCACCATGATAGCTCAAATAAACATCATCATCGTACACTATAGTAGGAGCAACATCCTCGAATTCGCAATATTCTGTTTCTTCCATTTGAGCGATGGGACTACTAATCATCTCCTCCAGTAGTTCTTGAGTTACAATAACACCAAACCCTGGTCCATTTGGAATTCCACAAGTATGAATACTTTGGATGGGCCGCAATGGATGACTAATGAGCAACATAGCTCCACACGCTCCACTTTCCGAGAAGTTGTAAGGAATAACATGACGCGTCATTATGGTCTGGTCCTTATACATGGTACGAATGCACGCTTGTGGTCGGTCCGTATCAACTCGCACCACTTCGCGATCGTATTCACCACTCAAGTTTGGTACAATAAGAACTCCCTGCGATGGCTTTGCTTGATTCATATCGCGATTAGTTGCAAACAGATTGCGTATGTCTTTAAACTTATCAAAACTAGCAGGTAGATGGAAAACGGCCAAATCAGTGTCAGTGGCCTTCGAAAAGTCGCTCTCAGAGAAAGTGTAGGTGTGTCGGGTGTGGTTGTTCTCACCAGCACGCGCCCAAATTCGCTCAATTGTAATAGGAATATTATTGGCAGCCGCCTTTCTCATTTCCCAATAGTAGTGTAAAGGAAGCAAGGCATTGCGACCACAAACACCAACCGCTCCCAAAGATCGCACACCTTCAGTTGTGCGGACCCTAATGAGAATCTGGTTTCGGAAAATCTTCGCAGCAGTTTCTTTCATCAACGTTGTTGTTTCACTTTGTGTGTTTGCCCACACACTTTCCGTGTATTTTTGGCGTTGTCCCTTTACAAAAGTTCGTTGAGTAGTACGTGGATAGTAACTTTTCTCAGACGAACCGGAGAATGAGCTACCATATTGATACTCGGATGGCTCAGTTTCTGGTGAAATGAATGCAGCAGTAAGTTTGATCAAGACTCCCAGAACAGCAATAACCCCGCCAAAAATTTTAATAAGAGTGCCATATTTCGACCATTTTTCTGTTAACCACGTCCACCACGATTTTGGAATGGTGACATCATCAGTGCGGGCCCAGTCGGGTAGAGCAAAGTACGGAATTTGCTTTCGAATATCATCTCTATTTTCCGGATAATTCATGTAATCAGTTAATAAGGCCCGGATATCAGCTTTACGGTTTTGCACATATGTCTCACAAAAATCCTTAAGCGTTTGCTCAGAATTCATTGGGCATTCATCTCCACAGGGGTTGAGGGGAACATTGATAAAACACGCTCTTCCACTTGTTCCTGCCAAAGGAACTTTGAAGGAATCATATTCCCCAGGAACATAGATCGCACTCGCAATATTTTCTATCAAATGACAATGTCGGCAAGGGATCTTCTCATCAATGAACACTCCAAGCATAGCTTCTATAGCATCATTTTGAACAGCAGGTTCAACTTCAACCAAATTCCTCTTAACATTTCGAGGAGGAATATCCTCACTCTGAAACAATATGTCAGGATCGGGCAGGTCTGATTCCTGAGTTCGAACCAAATTCACTTTACTATGTGGACCCTCACGACGCAAGTAATAATCGTCAGCTTGATCTCTTGCATCTGAAGACATGTACCCCACAAAGGCAGTTAAAGCTGTTGTGAAGATCCAAACATACCTGTAAAAACGGAAAAATGGACCGATATACGGAACTAAAGTTAACAACTTCATTCCATAGTTTTGAATGAACAAAGCCACAGCGAAGAGAACCAACCAACGTAAGGAATTTGCCACTCGAGCGTGTTGCTTATTACACAATGGACACTTATGCTCATCAATGTAACAGGCTTCACACACATACCGGTTCGTTTCTTGGCACTTAAATGCACAACCAAAGTACTTCTTGCACCGCTCACAATTATGAACTGTCCCAATTAGGTACTGAACGAGGGCTCCCATACTCATTGGTCCTGCCATCATTACCTGGAAAACGAGTAATTTAAACTCTTCCCAAGTCCTAGGCGGATTTTCAAACAATTCGCGTAATGATGGGGCCTTGATATAGGTGGTTGTATCCGTAGACTCTCCGAGTTCCACTTTTTGTTCATCCATTTGAACTTGCGCAAAGGGGTTTTCGGGCCGCGTGTTCTGATATTCCTCCACAATAGTTGTAAATGACTTTTCAGCAATACGAATCGTCTCAGCAGCTTGACGCTGCAAATCCTCGATCAACACGTGTCCCTGTCCACTCTCAATAACGTCATTTATCTGTTTCTCTGAAAATAACTGGTAAGGATCTTGGAAATTCAATTTCTCGACGGGTGCACCATTAATTTGCTCATATAATTCTTTAAGCTGTTTGCATTGCTTCGCACTCTCCTTTCGGTAGTGGTTAGCAAACAATTTGCCGCAGTACTCCTTGAACTCGTGATAAGTAAGCACTTTTTGGAAAAATCCGCGTTTGTTGGGAGATTGATACATTCGCACTTGTAGATGATCAAAATTGGCGATTACATTCGCATCGATATCGTCAATGTCAACTTTCTCATACTGAGGCTTTTTCTCCATTCGAAAAACAAATCCTCGACGGCGGAGATAAGCATCCTTATCGTGACACTTCTGAACAAGGTGATTGGCATACGCATCGTTGGTCAAAAGAATAACACCTAACGGGTTTGCATAGATGCGTTTATCTTCCAAATGAGCCATTGGAGGAGTATATGGAGCATCGGTACACAAATTGAAAAGAACATCAGTTTCAGCTTTAAGAGACTCTGGATCTGTTCTTTGGCCATAATCATCCATTAGAATGAAATGTTGATTATCATAATTGTTCCAATGAGCACTTCCTGATTGGTACGTGTAACTCAACCCGGCAGCTGAAGGCTTGACTCCAACTGTTTGGTGCAAATGACTCAGGAGATCGTGAACTGCATACGACTTGCCTATTTTACTTGGCCCTTCTATAGTGAACATAAAAGGTACCAACTTAATTGGGCAAGCACTTAGATCCATTCTATGCTCTTCAGTTTTCTTCACAACTCCGGCAATGAACTTACTGAGCTCAACCAAAGCAGGATTTCCTTTTGCATGGATCAAAGCACGTTGAATCTGCAAAGCGGTTAGTGTCATTATGAAATAACGGTGGCGACCACGGGGTGTTTTCCGCACATCCCTCATGGCATCGGAAGTTAGCAACTGGGCTTCTGCAACAAATTTGCGCAGAAAATCACTATTTTCTGTAATTAACCTGAGAGCAGCTACCTCCGGGTCGACAATTCCAAGTGCTTCTTTGATCGCTTCCATTAGTATGACGTAGATACGCTGGACGTATGTCAAAACTCCGTTCAAATATGTGAAAGTGGGGGCCGATGTGAGTTTTATACCCAACCCATGCGCACTACTCTCATATTTATTCGCATCCAATTGAACATTAAACAACACGCCAACAATCCCAATTAACACCCCAACAATAGTAGGCGTAGGATCAGTGGCAGCTTGAGTTTGTGCAACACGAGCCGCCTGGTGCGTTATGATATAGTTAATTTGCGTTATCCAGTGTTGGATCTTTGATAGTGGTATATGCGAGAGAGCGAAATCCTTTAAGAAATTGATTAGTGTAGTTGCTAATGGCAAATAACTCTTAGAGTAAAAGGACAAAACGACACTATTTAGCAAATCGGTTGACATTCGCGTTGCATCAACAAGACCGTCAAACATGCTTTCTAAGCGTGCCTTACACAAATCGACAACTTCCTGAATACTGTCACCAATTGGGTTAATTTGGTCGCGAATGGAGGCTAGAGTTTCACTCGTATCATGCATCAATGCATCAGCATTATCAAGAGAACTCTCAGCCCGTTTCTTCAT